AGCCTATTGACGGTTGTCCTATCTCTATATCCCTATATAACCCAGCTTGTTGCATTTTACGGATGTGGTTTTCCGACATTTGTATAACATGGGTAGCTCTAGGGCAATCTAATAGGTCTGTAGTAGCGTATGAGACTATAAGATCTTCTGCCATTATGAATTTACTAACTGCTCGAGCTTTAGAAGGGTCATAAAAGACCTTTTTAAATGCTGAACCAGATAAAGGTAGGTAGAATAACAGTTGATCTAGTTCAGGATCATACTCTTCCATGTTGTATGTTATCTGATAGTTCATGAAATCTTTAACTCTTTGACACTGCTCTTCTTTAGCAGCATCAGAGACACCTAGTATTTGTGATTTAACAGGTCCATCAGAAGGTAACAGTTCTTTATAGGCTTGTGCTTGAAACTGTGCTACAGATTCTGATAAAAGTGGATGATGTACACCACTTGCTCCTGGGAAAGGTTGCGTTCTATCTTCAGTTTTTATTCCAAGAAGATCTAGACCTTTAGTAAATGTTTCTAACCATTCGCGTCTTGACTCTTCGTCTTCTTCAAAATCAGAAATTAAATTTATAGCAAGAGTATTTAGATCTGTCTCATTTATAACTTCAGCTAAGTTCTCGTTGAACTCTTCTACTGGATCTGGAACTATGTCAATAAGTGCTTCGTCTTCTTCACCTTCAATAACAATGTTCTCAGGCAGAATGTCTTCCATTAATTCAGGCACTTCTACTTCTGTGCCCTCGCCTTGGAGCATGGAATCTAAAATTGTTTTTTCTACTGCCATTATATTTTCAAATCATACGGTATAAAGTCATCAATAGTAAACTCGTTTCCTACGATACCTCGGTTCTTCTTCGTAATCTGTACCAAGCCTAACGAATCCACCTTGTCTAAATCTCATAAGTGCTTGCGTTGTACTGTCGACTAAATCGTCGTGTTCACCGTTAGGAAAATCAGAAACTTCGTCCATTAGTTGTTCCGCCCAGTTGTTTTCTGGCACCCAAACATAACCCCCACTAAATAATGGAGTACATGCATTCAATCTAGCAATCTTATCTTGACCACGACTTGGTGTAAAATTTTGAACAGGAATTCCTAATGCTCTCAGTTCTTGAGTAAGAGGCATCCCTGAGGCTTTGCCTTCGATAATCACACTTTCAGGATCCCACTCTTTATATTGTTCTAATGCTTTCACCTTGAGTTCAGGGAAAGAAAGCCTCTCGCGAACTGAATCCATTAATATAATATGTGCTTCATTGCCTGAGTACTCTTCGTCGCCTATCTTCCCTTCAGGATAGAACACCCCCCAAGTAGTGATCGCGGAGAAATCTGCTCTTTCAGTTTTTAAAAAAGCCGTGTCGTAACTTTGTATCATGTATTCGACCTGTGGTGGACTGTCGCGATCCCAAATTTTAAACCACTCTCGATTAATGATACTCGCCCCTTCGCCTGTTGGGTTTTGCATATATTCTGCTGACCACTTGCCTGGAGAGATAGATGCTTTGATCTGTTCTAGTTCGGGAAGTGGCCAATATCCTGGCCAAAGAGGTTTTCCCGAAGGCAGAATAGCTGGGAACTCTATAATCTCCCATTGGTCAGCTGCATCCGATTCCATCATTTTCTTTACAACGCGACCAGTCAAATCTTTTTTAGACCAGCGTGTCATAACCATAACGATGGCACCTCCAGGCTGTAACCTTTGGCGAGGTCCTGTCATGTACCACTCATACGCATCGTCAAGTGCGTTAGCACTCATGGCATCTTGTTCGGAATGAGGATCATCGATAATAAATAAATCCGCACCCCTTCCTGCCAATGCACCTCCAACACCAGAGGCAAAATACTCACCGTTCATCGTGCCGTCTTTCGTTCTTGTTTCCCATCTACCTGCTGCTTTACTTTCAGGATTCAATTCGACATTCGGGAAGATATCTTGATACTCTTTACTGTCGACAAGATCACGAATCTTACGACCAAACCTAACAGCTAAATCTGCAGTATGTGTTGCCTGTATAATCTTGAGTCCTGGCTTCTTGCCGACTAGGAATGCTGGGAACATGTAAGAGGCGAATTCCGATTTGGTGTGACGTGGTGGCATATTGATGATTAACCGTTTAAGTTCGCCTGATGCGATACGGTCAAAAGCCTTCGCCATGATCCGATGATGCTCACCCTCTATAAAGTCAGACCACATGGTTTTGACAAAAGGTAAAAAATTAGTTTGAACAGTCTCTTTTTTCTGGAGCTCCGCCAATCGTTCCGATAGTTCGAGGTGCTCGGTCAAGAGTTCTTCGGGAATATGCCTTAGGCTATCGTCGTTCATTTAAATTTTTGTTGCAAAATTTTTTGTGGAACAAGGACTGGGAACCAACGCGAAGTTATTATATAAAGGTCATACATGCAGGGGGGGTCATCATCCTCTGAGCCAAGAAACCATGAGTTCTCCAGGAAAAGAATCCTAGTCATTTGTTGATTGACTCTTGTTGTTCGGGAACAGGCTCTTCAACTACCTCTCCTTCGACAGTGTATGGAGTTGTTGGTAGTATGCCTCCCGACTGTTCGTGAAGTTCCTTGATTCTCTCGATAATCTGCAACTTTGTCATGTCCGATGTCTTGTTGACTGTCAGTTCTTTGCGATCGATGTATAATCCTGCTGCTTTGCCTCGGCTTACTTCGGCTGTGACTGCTGCTCCAAATGCATTGTTCTGCATTGCTTGGTCTCTCAGTTTTTCTAGATTCTCGAGGTGATTGACCAATGTCAGTGTTGCTCTGGCAGCACCTCTGTTCTGCAACTCTTGTATCCTCCGTTGTACAAGTGGCTCGTTGTTCGCCAAGAAGGCTCCAGCTCTAGATGCATTCTTGTGTGAATAACCAGCAAGGACGGCAGCCTCCTTTAAGCTAGTTCCTGATGCAACTGCTTGGGCAAACTTCTCCTGCTTTGGTGTCAACTTCTTTTCTTTGGGTCTATGTTCCACAGTTCCTCCGTCATGCACTGCTCTATATAAGGTCAATGGAGAGCGTGTTTCCACTATTCTATACCTAAACTCTTGCTATGGTAAAGGTTTCCCATATATAGTCCATATTAGTCTTCACATCTAATAACACTCTAATATCAATGTCTAATACGCTACACTCTCTTCTACAACAGTCTTTTGGCAAGACCCTATTAGCCTATTAGCCAATAAGAAACTTTTCGTGAACACCATCTAACAAATCCATTCCTCATGAATAAGCCAATAACCAATATGAAAATGGCTCCCGAAGGAGCCATTAACAACAGTCACGAGGCAAGACTTATAAGTCGTAATCCTCTCCGCAGATTGGACCGATGCCACGCTCTATAGACTGTGGGTTGGTAAGCGTACGATTACAACAACCACATCTACCAGACTTCTTACCATAAGCAAGGACTTCGGCGAGAGGATCCTTGGCGATCGCTTGAATAGAGTCAATATGTTTCTGAGGAAGTTTGTACCCAAACAATTCGCCAGTCGGTGTAATCTTACCTAAGTAGTCGCCATTAAAAGCAACATACACACAGTCAGGATTCTTGCCAGTGTTAGGAGCCAAAGTAAATTTGTATCCGTCGCCAGCAACGAGACGAGCTTTCTTACCTTTGGCAGAAGCAGCAAGCAACTTACCTTTAATAATTGTAAGATCGACAGAAGCTTTTGGTTTAGCTTCTTGTTTTTTGCTTTCTTCGTAATCTGTTTGGCGAGCAACCATGCGATAAGCAGCAGCAAGTTGTTTCTCGGTTAGGTCACCATATTTTTGAACAGCTTCTACAAGACTGCGAGCAAAATCGTTTTGGTTGAATTGCATAACCAGAAAAGTGTGAAGGTCATTATGCTCAAGACAAAACAATTCGACATTCTTCTGTTTTTCAGAGCGAACTTTTTGTGTACGAGCAACTTTGGCTTTTGCTCTATCTTCGGCGGAAGACTTAAAGCCACCTTTACCGTTACAAGCATGGCACTTACCTTGGTATCTGTTTACATAGCCACCGACCCAAGTACCAGAACCGTTGCAAGCACCACATTTATGTAGAGGCTTAGAAACACGTTTTGGTTGTTCGGTAGCAGGTGCATTTTGAAGAGCAGTAAACTCCTCGCTATTTATCCATTCGCCGAAGTTGTTATTTAGATTAGTCATTTTTTTCTCCTTTCTTAGTTTTATACCACGAAAGCCGAGTATA